TATCAAACTTCCTACACTTGAAAAGTGCGAACATAAAAACAGTTTCATCCATATCCTCCTTAATAAATTCCGATTTGATTCTCCCATTATACCATCTCCCTACATCTCCTTCAACGTAAAACTCACCGTCCAAAGCCCTTTATAACTGGTATCTTTCCTCAGCTTCGCCTTATACCCCGTCACATACATCTCTGCCAGTTTCAGTTCCGCTGTCTCCACATCAAAATACTGCACACTGATCTTATCCAGCTTCGCATACCCTGCCAGCTTCTTCAACCACTTCGCCGTAACAGAAAACGCCACCGGAATCCGCGCAACACCATGCCGCACCACATCCCTCTGCGTCGTCCCTGCCTCTGTCTCACCGCCGGAATCCGCTTCCACATCCTCCAGCTCCACCTCATAAGAATCCGGAAGCGGAAGGTTCTCCCCGTCAAACACAAGATACTGAAAAAAAGCCATCCTATCTACCTCCGCTCCTCAGACTCATTCTCTGCTGTGCTGTCACGATCACTTCATCCAGCAGCTGGTTCCCCAGATAAACCGGAATCACCAGATCCCCCTGCTGTCCCTTCTGATCTCCCAGCACGTCCTTCAGTGCCGCCACAATACCGGCTGTCAGATCCGCACCACCGGACGTTCCCGTACCGGTCATCACACCACTGTCTGCCACAGCCATCTGCGGCGAAATCACCATATCCGCAGCCACACTATTCACAGCCGCCTTTACCATTCCCCTGCTCTTCTCAATGCCCTCAGCCAGGCCACTCATAAAGTCCGGCATCCAGCTCTCAAAATCCGTCAGAGGTCCTTCATCCGGCACAGAGAAATGCAGATGGGAACGGATCGTATTTGCCACATCCGTCACCGCACTGGCAACTGCACCAATACAGCTCCGGATACCATTCACAATACCATTGATGATATCCGCACCCCACCGCCATCCGGCAGATGCAAGACCCGTAATATAATTCACCGCATTTCCCAGTCCGTCCCTGATCGTATTATAGATTCCGGAAATCGTACTCCGGATTCCGGACCACATGGCATTAAACGCGCCGGAAACTGTATTCTTAATCCCGTTCACCACAGAAGAAATCGTGTTCCTGATTCCATTCCACACGGAATTGACAGTACCCCTGATTCCATTCAGCACCGTAGAAATAATTGTCCGGATTCCATTCCAGACTGTAGTGATCACTGTCCGGATCGCATTCATCACCGTAGTAATGACTGTGCGGATACCGTTCCATGCACTCTGCAAAAATGTGCGGATGCCGTTCACCACATTCGTAATGACAGACTTAATCCCATTCCAGACAGAACCAAGAAATGCTGAAATCGCATTCCACACCGCCATAACTGTTGCCCGGATCCCATTCCACGCTCCCACAAGGAAAGTAGAAATTACAGTGACAACCGTTGTAAACAGTGTCTTAATCCCTGCCCACAGACTGGAAAAGAAATCACGGATGCCATTCCATACAGCCACCGCCGTATTCCGGATCCCGTTCCATGCAGAAACCAGAAACTGCGAAACCGCCGTCCATACCTGGACAGCGACTTCCTTAATCTCATTCCACAGCCTGATCCAGAACTGCCGGAACTCCTCATTGGTATTCCAGAGATAAATAAATGCTGCCACTAAAGCTGCAATGGCAGCGATCACAATGGCGATCGGATTTGCCATCATCGTAGCACTCAGTGCCGTAAAAGCACCCTTCACCGCACTGATCGCACCGGCAAGCTTCGGTGCCCATGTCATAATAGTTCCGATTGCAGAAATCGTCTTTCCAATGACAATCAGCACAGGACCCAGAGCCGCAGCCAGAAGTGCAACGATCATGATCACACGTTTCACCCCGTCCGGCATGGCATTCAGCACATCCACCATCCCCTGCAGTCCGGAAACAATACTCCGCACCGCAGGCATCAGCAGATCTCCGAAAGAGATCGCCAGCTCCTGAAGCTGTGACTTCAGAATCGTCAGCTGTCCTTCCAGATTATCCTGCATGGTATCCGCCATGTTCTTTGCCGCATCTTTACAGTTATTCACTGCCCCGGACACCTTTTCAATATCCTCCGGAGCCGCATTCATCAATGCAAGAAACCCGGACATGGCATTCTTTCCAACCAGAGCTTCCGCATTATTTGCCTTCTCAGCTTCCGTCATTCCGCCAAAAGCCACCCTGCAGTCAGCCAGGATCGCAGACAGGCTCCGCATGGAACCATCCGCATTGGTAGTAGCAATGGTCACATCCCCGATTGCCGCACCAGACAGCTTCACATCCCCGGTCAGGTTCGTCATGATGGAACGCATGGAAGTACCGGCCTGGGAAGCCTTGATACCTGCATTCCCCATCAGACCGATCGCTTCCGCAGTATCTTCAACCGAGAATCCCAGCGCCCCCGCAACCGGCGCACAATACTTGAACGTTTCGCCCATCATGGACACATTCGTATTGGCATTACTGGAAGCAGTCGCCAGCACATCCGCAAAATGTCCTGAATCCGCTGCAGTCAGCCCAAAAGCCGTCAGCGCATCCGTCACAATATCAGAAGTCGTTGCAAGGTCTTCCCCAGATGCCGCAGCCAGGTACATGACACCCTCGATACCAGACAGCATATCCTCCGTCTTCCATCCGGCCATAGCCATGTAATTCATAGCATCCGCCGCCTCAGTCGCAGAGAACTTCGTTTTGGCACCCATCTCCCTGGCCTTATCCCGGAGACTGTCAAAATCCGATCCCGTTGCCCCTGACACAGCCGCCACCTTACTCATTGCAGAGTCAAAATCAGCGGCAGTTTTCACCGCCGCCGTTCCAAGCCCTGTCACCACTCCCGTCACCGGAAGCAGCTTCTGTCCCACGGAAGAAATCTTGTTTCCAACCGTCTGCAGCTTCTCACCGGTTGCCCCGATTTTCTGCAGGGCAGTCGCAGACTGGTTTGCCTGCTCTTCCAGACTCCGCAGTCTCTGCTCCGTCTCAACAATCTCCCTCTGCAGGGCATCATACTGGTCCTGGGAAATCGTCCCGTTCCGCAGTGCCTCATCCGCCTGCTGCTGCGCAGTCTTCAAAGTTTCCAGCTTTTCCCTTGTTTCAGAAACCGCCTGTGCCAGCAACCTGTGCTTCTGCGCGATCAGCTCCGTATTCCCCGGATCCAGCTTCAGAAGCTTCTCCACATCCTTCAGCTGGCTCTGCGTATTCCTGATCTCCGTATTAACCCCTTTCAGGGCAGTCTGCAATTTTGTGGTATCGCCGCCAATCTCGACAGTGATCCCCTTAATTCTGTTCCCTGCCATACGGCTCACCCCCTAAATCCCATAAAAAAAGCCACAAAAATACCCGGATCACTCCGGGCACAAAAAAAGCACCTGCCATCCCTGACAAATGCTTTCAACATTATTTTTACTGTTTTTCTTTCCTGAAAACCGGAACTTTGAACGTGCTTTATAAATTTTTTCCAATATTTTCAAGTTCTTTTATAGAATCCTTGTTTTTTGCAAGTTCATCTCTGCCTGTTGCGTAATATGATTTTTGGAAAAGCATATCCCATGAAAGATATTTCGCCATGCAGTCGAACTGTTTGTCAATTAACTCATACTGGATACTATCCACCGGGGATCCTCCCACAACGATTGTTCCAACTTTTTTATTTTTCAGCTGCAAACCGCGGCAGTAGCACTTATCAATGATAAGTTTCAACTGCGCAGACATTCCCCACCAATATACCGGAGTAGCAAAAAGAATCACATCTGCAGCAGTAATTTTATCAATCGTGGGATTTGTATCATCCTGATCAATACATCCTTTATAACATTGACAGGCCCCACATCCCTTACAAGGTGCTATATGAAGTCTGTCTGGTTGGATGATTTCAATCTCATTCTTTTCTGATGCCCCTTTTACAAATGCGTCAATCGCCGTCAGCGTGTTTCCCCTTCTGGCACTTCCGTTAATAATCACAATTTTCATGTATGTTACCTCCAGTTTCTGATTTCATGAAATCATTATACCTTTTTTCGCTTATCCTGTCATCACATTTCATCAGATTAGAACCTG